TAATAGGAGATAAACATGTCCGAACAAGAAATGTTAGATGACATCGAGTCTGTTGAAGAGGTTATTGAGGAAGAAACTTCCGAAGAATCTGATACAGAAGAAGATGTATCTGAAGCTATGGCTTCTGGACCTGACGGAGCTAAAGCTGCTGCTGATGACGCTGCTAAGATTAAATCTTCAGCGCCTTCTAAAGCAACAGCTCCAGGTGGAGAAGCTAATAAAGGCGAACAGATGCCAAAGACTAAAGCTGGTATGATTAATGCTATGTATGGCAAAATGAATGCTATGAAAAAGTCTGACCTTATGGCTTCTTACAATAAAATGATGAATGCTATGGCCCATCCTGATAAAGAGGATGACGACATGGACGAAATGGATCATGGTAAGAAAAAGAAGATGGAGATGGCTCACGGTAAAAAGAAGAAGATGGAATCTGTAGAGGTTGATTTCTCTGCTGATCTTGGCGCTCTTGTTGAGTCTGAAGCAACTCTTTCTGAAGGATTTAAGGATAAGGCGGCTGTTATCTTTGAAGCAGCTATCAAGTCCAAACTTTCTGAAGAAGTTGATCGCATTGAGTCTGAACTGCAAGAAGAATTTGACGAAGAACTGAAGACCACCCGTGAGGAAATGGTCGAGCAGATCGATGGTTACTTGAACTATGTTGTCGAAAAATTCATGGAAGAAAACAAGCTGGCAATCGAGAACGGTCTCCGTGCTGAGATTGCTGAAGACTTTATGAAGGGTTTACAGAACCTCTTCACTGAGTCTTACATTGAAGTTCCTGAAGGCAAGACTGACATGGTTGATGAACTTTCTTCTCAGGTTTCTGACCTTGAAGCTAGATTAAACGAAACCACTGAAACCTCTATCAAGCAAAGTCAAGAACTCGAAGAGCTGAAGCGTGATGCTATCATCCGTGAACACTCTCGTGATCTGGCTGAAACTCAGGTAGAAAAGTTGAAATCTCTGGCTGAAGATATTGATTTCGAAGATGCTGAAACTTTCGCTAAGAAGGTTGAAACCATCAAAGAATCTTACTTCACTAAGAAAAAAGTAACAGTTGCAGAAGAGCAAATCGATGAGGCTGCTGAGGAAACTGAAGTTTCTGATGTAATGGCTCGTTACGTTTCTGCAATTAGATCCACTCATAAACCTCAATAATAAGAAAGAAGGTGTAAAGAAATGACTCCTACTGTATCTTACGATAAACTCGTACAGAAGTGGGCACCAGTACTTAACGAAGAAACTGCTGGTCCAATTTCTGATCATTACCGCAAGCAGGTAACTGCTGCGATCCTCGAAAACCAAGAAAAAGCTATGCGTGAAGAAGCTCAGCAAGGCTCTTTCGGCATGCTGAACGAATATGGTACTGATGCTAGTAATGTTGACAAGTTCGACCCAGTACTGATTTCGCTCGTTCGCCGTGCTATGCCAAACCTGATCGCATACGATGTAGCTGGTGTACAGCCAATGACTGGTCCTACTGGCCTGATCTTCGCTATGAAGTCTCGCTACAAGACTACTCGTGGTGGTGCTACTTCCGGCAACGAAGCTCTGTTCGACGAAGCAATTACTGGCTTCTCTGGCGACTCTGCTACTTCTCAGAACACTGATCCAGCTGGTCTCGATGCAGCTAACTTTGACTCGGACTCGTCTGCTGACGATGCTCGTGACGTTACTGGCTTCGCTGCTCCAGGTATGGAAACTGCGTTTGGTGAAGATCTGGGTAACGGAACTAACTCTGAGTTCGCTGAAATGGGCTTCACAATCGACAAGCAGACTGTAACTGCTAAGACTCGTGCGCTGAAGGCTGAATACACGATGGAACTGGCTCAGGATCTGAAGGCAATTCATGGTCTGGAAGCTGAAACTGAGCTGGCTAACATTCTGTCCGCTGAAATTCTGGCAGAAATTAACCGTGAAGTTATCCGTACTATCAACTCCCAAGCTAAGTCCGGTGGTGCACTTACTTCCACTGGTGCTGCTTCTGCTGACTTTGATCTGAACACTGATGCTGATGGTCGTTGGTCTGTTGAGAAGTTTAAGGGTCTGATGTTCCAGCTTGACCGTGATGCTAACACCATCGCTAAAGAAACTCGTCGTGGTCGTGGTAACTTCGTTATCTGTTCCTCGGATGTAGCTTCTGCTCTGGCAGCTTCCGGTATGCTTGACTACAACCCTGCTATGTCTACTGCTCTTAACGTAGATGACACGGGCAACACTTTTGCTGGTGTACTGAACGGTAAGATGCGTGTATACATTGACCCATACGCAACTACAGACTACGCTACTGTTGGTTACAAAGGTTCGAACGCATACGACGCTGGTGTATTCTACTGCCCATACGTACCTCTCACGATGGTTCGTGCGGTTGGCGAAAACACTTTCCAGCCTAAGATCGGCTTCAAGACTCGTTACGGCATCGTTTCCAACCATTCGTAGGCACTAGCCCAACTGATGGTCTGGCTACCGCTAAGACGAACCAGTACTACAGAATCTTCCGTGTTGCTAACATTCTTGGCTAATAGCTGAAGATTACTGAATAACAATAATAAATTGTTTATAAATACTAGGGTGGATCGAAAGGTCCACCCTTTCTTTTTGCTGGAGTGATAGATGGCAGCTTTAACAAGTAATCAAAATTATTTACAGCCTACTGGATTTAAAGTTGTAATTGACAGAGAAAATTATCCAAACTTGGAATTTTTCGCACAATCTGTCAACCATCCAGATGTGTCTATGTCTCAGCCAGCAATCCCATTCCGTAGAATCGAAAACATTGCTCTTCCTGGAGATACAATTTCATATGGAGACTTATCGATCTCTTTCATTCTAGATGAAGATATGAAATCGTATAACGAACTGTATGATTGGTTTGAAAAAAATATTAATGAAGAATTTATCGGAGAGGGACCGAGATCTAGAAATGCCGCTCCTAGATTACCAAGCTTGGCAGATATTTCAGTATCTGTTCTATCAAGTCATAATAATCAAAATAAAAAAGTTTTATATAAAGGCTGCGTGCCAACATCACTAAGCGGATTACAATTCAGCGCTATTGCCTCAAGTGTGGAATATTTAACTTTTGATGTATCTTTCGCATTTACGGGCTTTGAGATTTCCTAATTTTATAGTATAATAGATGAATAAACAAAAACGTTGGTTAATATTTTGGGCTAGAACTGTAGGCATGCCAATAGGTCTACATGATGAAGATACGCCCAAAGATTTACCGATTAAAATGAACGATGTATATAGAGCGCTATTTTTTAGAACTTTCTGGATAGTGTTGCACATAGTAACATGCGTAGCGATTATAGCCGGAAATGGTAGAACATTAGGCTTTTGGTAAAATTAGGAAATTATATAATGAAGCTAGATTTAGAAAACATACTGGAGATGTGGAAAAATGATTGCAAAATTTCTGAATTTAATCTTGATGATGAATCTAGGAAAACACCATCCTTACACGCCAAGTACTTGGAACTTCACTCGCTCACGAAACTTAAACTCAAAAGAGCTGAACTTGATCAGAAAACGCTTCTGAAAGATAAGTGGTTGTATTATAATGGCAAAATGGCTCCAGAAGAAATCGAGTCAAAAGGCTGGGAGTTTGACCCGTTCAATGGTTTGAAAGTTCTCAAGGGCGACATGGATCGCTACTATGATGCTGATGTCGATATTCAGCAATCAGAAGAACGAATTATCTACTTTAAAACAGTACTAGATACACTTGAAGAGATTGTTAATAATCTCAAGTGGAGGCATTCCACAATTAAAAACATGATTGATTTTAGAAGATGGGAATCTGGCGGATAATATGGATTTAATTGTTAAGCAAAAAAATTATTCTGCGCTACACATTCAATGCGAACCACATATAGCCAATGAACTGAATGATTATTTTGCTTTTGAGACTCCTGGATATAAGTATATGCCATCCTACAAAAATGGTCGTTGGGACGGTAAGACAAGGCTGTTTAATATTCGCAACTATGAACTTCCGGTAGGTTTGTGGGAGTATCTCTCTGACTTTGTGTCGCCAAGAAACTATAACATAGAGCTTGAACCAGATTATCGTTACGGAACGCCAGAAGATAAAATTGACGTTCGAACACAAGATGGTACTAAATTTATTTCAAAACTAAACCTACCATTTGAAGTTCGTGACTACCAGCTCGATGCTATTATGCAGGCATTAAAGTCGAAGAGAGCTATTCTCCTTTCTCCAACTGGATCTGGTAAATCACTAATCATTTATGTTTTAATGATGTGGTATCTAGAACACTACGATAAACGTGTTTTGATTGTTGTACCAACAACCTCGCTTGTTCAGCAAATGTTTTCTGATTTTGAACAGTATGGTCTTAATGCTGCCGATGTTTGTCATCGCATTTATTCTGGTATGCCAAAGAATAATATTCCACAACGTGTTTTTATTTCAACATGGCAATCAATCTATAA